AGAGGCTACGACCGTGGCAGGCTTTGCTTTGGGACTGTCCCCTTTGGGCTTTTCCTTAACTTCTACTTCTTCTAGTGGATCCTGGTCATCATCAAAGTTCTCAGGAAACCGCTTCCGCATTGTATTGTCTAACGTTGCGTAATATTCATCAGACCCAATTCGCATTCCTTGGCGTTTCAGCTTCTCATGGAGACCCAGAGCTGCTGCAGTCATTTCCTCGTCTTGTCCGAACCAGGAATTACGACTCTGCCAGTCCGCTAACTTCTCGTCTGTAGCTTGCGGTTGTGCATTTTGGTACTGTTGACTCGTTTGTACAACATATCTTTCATCTTGTAAAGGGGGTAACTTAAAGTTCTTTGCCCTTTCTAACAACATTTGAGCATCTGTCAGAGCTTGCTGCGCTTCGATAACCTTGTCTGTGTCGCCAGAATCATACGCTTCTTTATAGTCACGCTTGGCTTTTTCAAGACGCATCTCGGTGGTGGAAGTCATTGCTGCTTTATATTCTTCCTGACCATTTGTCAGCATTTGCTTAATCTGACGGTTTTCTTCCATCAAACGCTGGGCAGCATCTATTGCAGCAGCACGTTCTCTATCAGCAGCTTCTTTAGCCCGACGCTCATCATTCCACACCCGTTTCATGCGGATTAGCTTGTCTTTAGCTTCTTTACTGTATTTGTCTAAATCATCAACATCTACCTCAAGCTGCTTAACTTTCTCAGCATCTGGAGGGGTTCTACCCCGATCTTCTTCGGGGGTGTCGTCTTCTACCTCGATCTCAAGTTGATCTTCTGTATCTACGGGTTTACCCTTAGTTACTTCTTCTTGTTCGTCGGGGAATTTGAAATCTTCGCCTTTAAATTCTGCCATGTCCGGCTCCTTAAGTAAATTTACGTTTAATGCCGCGTGGGTCTTGAACTACTGCTTCCACAGAGTCATCGTTAATAATGCGGAATTCTCGACCGTGGATAACCAAACGGGTGCCAGCATTGGGTCTAACTAGGACAAAATCACCCTTTTTACACCATGCTCCGTTGGGAAAACGAGTCGTATCTGCGTAGCAATCAGGCCCTAAATCAACCACAAACAGCACTGTAGTCAATAATTCGTCATGCCTACGGGTCTCATCTGACTTGATAATACCGCTGTCAAAGGCTTCTTCTGCTTCAGGGATTGCGCACAAGATACGGTAGCCCTGCGGTTTAGGTAGTTGTGACGCCCTTTCTTCTGCTTCTTTGTTTAATACTGCGGATAAATCTATTGCTTTACTAAGGTTTAGTTCACTCATTGTCCGAGCTCTCCGTTTTGGTTTTGAGGTCTTGGATTATTCCGCATGCAGCCTCGAGACCTCGAATCTGACCACATACGTATCTATACTCTTCTATCGTCGGAATATTGCCTTGAGCTAGTCCGCCCTTAAGGAAGTCCATCCTGTCGATGTATTCCTTTAATAAATATTCTAAGTTGTCCAATTACTCTCCTTTTTTACCTTTTTGTGGTTTGTAGTGCTCTTTCAGAGCGTCGGCTCCTGCTTGTAACAACATCTTCTCTTTGTCGTTCTTCATCGTCGCTGCGGACTTAAGAGCGTCATACTTCTGTTTCTCTGCATCATGCTGAATAGTTGCAATCGCTTTACCTTTGTCAATCTGAACCTTCTGCTCTGCAATAGCCAATCTCTGCTTCTCGAGCTCAACATCAGCCATGTCCTTAGCGGCCTTACGCTGCTGATCTGCCTGCTTGATCTGAACTTCTTGCTGCTGTAACTGCAAGAGTGGGTCTTGTGCTTGCTGCATCGCTTGTTGCTGAGCGGCTTGCTGCTGGTTCATCTGGAGTAACTGAGTAGCTGCTTGCGCCAACATCGGAGCCAATCTTGCTTCTACTGCTGGGTCCATATTGATGTCTTCGCCGTTCTCGTCTGACTTAGGTGGCAGGGCAACACCCAACTGCTTCTCAATCTCAATGCGGTACTGGAAGCCTAAGTGCTCGTTGATGTGCGCCATCATTGCTGACTGGAGCGCCTGAGCCATCGGGTTATTCTGCAGTAGTGCCATGATCTTGGGATCCTGCATAGCAGACATGTGGACTGTAATGTGTGCCTGGTGATCCTGGTACTGGAATGCTTTTACAGGCTTCATCATCAAGACATTCTGGTTCTCCGATACTGGATCGGTCGGCTTCTGATCTTCTTCCATCGGAATGAGCTTGCTGGCGTTCTTAATACCCAATACATCGAGCATCTGGCGATGCAGGAGTGGCAGGTTGTATAGCTGTGGTGCGCCTTGAGCCAGCTGGAGTACAGCCTGATACTGAACAATCTTCTGCGCCATGGTTGAGGCGTTTGGATCTGAGACAGGAATAACGTCCACGTTGTCATAATCTGACTTTTTAGCAAGACGTGAGCCTTCTACTGGCTCGTATGCGTACTCGTCTGGTGTGTAGTCAGCAATAATTACTTTTAAGAGCTTTAACTCTTGCTTGAGACTGTAGTGGATGCGTGCCTGAACAGCAGACATAACTTTCAGCGTACGCTCTAAAATCGCCAAGGTTGTACCCACTGGGGCGTTGGCAGACATATCCGATAAGTTCAAATCTGCGGTGTTAGCAAATCTGCGACCTTCTTCAATGATTCTATCCATCAAGAGTGCTAGTACTTGGCTTGGCTCTTTATATGGCAACGGCATGATGTTGTCACGCATCGCACCACTGGGCACATCTACGTCACGGAATTCACCTGGGGCAATCGGTGTATCGTCACCCTTTACACGTAAGCCGCGAGTTTTAAACCCACCGGGCAGGTTAGCAAGGGTTCCTGCATCAACCAACTGGCGGAGAATAGAAGTGCCAGATTTAGCGTAAGCGCCAATAAGATGGACGAGACCAAAACAATAGAAACCAAAGCCAGGTATATATCCGTAGTGAACAAAGTGCTGACGTTTCTGCTTAGTCTTGTCATCAGGCTGGTAATTCCGTCTAATCGAAAGAACATTTTGCGTCCCCTTCTCAATAGTCACCACGTATGGCAGCGCAACGCCTGTCGCCTCACCATCCTTGTTCTTGTCCTCAAATCCAGGAAGATCAAGGTCAACGTGCATTTCTAAAATCTTGTAGCGGTCATCCGTAGATGCACGGAACCCCATCTTTTCAGCGATCTTCTTCTCTACTTCATCAAGTGAATTAACTGGATCACCTAGATCAACATCACGATAGAACCCGCTTTCTTGCAACTTGCGCAGCTCGTTCTCGGTCTTACGCATGACATGCGTTACCCGTGGGGATGATTGCAAATCAGATACGCCGTAAGGTACAACAATATCTTCTGCTGGTACATAGAGTGCTACTTGACGCTCAAGTGCTGGGTCGTAGTACACCTTCTTAAACGCATTACCTGCAAGGCCCAAACCCCACAACATCCGCTCTGTTTCAGGGCGATACTCGGGCATTGCATCGGTTAACTGATAGTTCATGTCATCACGAACACGTTCCGATGCTGCTTTTTTCTCGGGTGTCTCTTTACCAATAATCAGTGTTTTTACGGGTCCCGCTGCAGGGAATATAGACATCATTGTTTCTGACTGAAACTTCACTAATGCCTCAGAAAGCAGTGGGTGGAACACTCCACATGCGCCTTCCCATGGCTCAGAACGCTCTTCAATCTTTAAACCAAGGAGCTCTAAGCCATCAACGTATGTCTGTATCCAGTCTTTACGGGATGAGATGTCTGAATCAAAGTCACCTAGTAAATCACCCGCAAGTTCCGTTAATTCGCCGTCTGACATCTGTTCAGCGAGGTTAGCATTGAAGTCTTCTTCGTCTTCTCCCGCTTCCATGCGTAGAATTTCCGTGCCGTCGATACTTAACTCTACTGCTTCGGGATCTTCAATCTCGATCTCAATATCAAGTGGTTCTTCCATTTCTGCAGCTTCCTCAATACCCATGGGAGCTTGGTAGAGTGCCTTATCTATTGCCATAATTCTTCCTTAGTAATATGCTCGTTTTTTCGATTTAAATAACTGAATTTCGTCGGGTTCATCGTTCGGTAATCTAATGAATCCACCCTGCCTAAACCGCATTAGCGCCATTACCGTCGAGTCTACGAGGTCATCATGACTCATAAACGGGAATCCCGCAATCTCTTCAACGACTTCTTCAGCCCACCGTGTCTCTGGAACCCATACTAGCCCTGATCTGATGATGTCTGCTACAGAGTTTAAACGTGCG